AACAGAAATCCCTGTAAACGGGAAATGTAACGAAATGTGTAAGCCACGCATAGAAAAAGCGGCTAAATCTGTTTCTGGAGTTCTATCAGCTACCTGGAACCTTAAAGCGCAAAAACTCACCCTTGTGTATGACAACACCAAGACAACCATTGATGGCGGGCTTGTTACATCAGGGACTATCCAAGTGGCGGGCAGTGCATCAGCAATCCTTGCAGGTGTAACGGGCTATGGCACAACGCCTGACGCCGTGCGCTTTTGGGCTGGCGCGACCTACGAAAATAGGGCGGATGCACCCTTTGTTGTCCTGCAAGATGGCACGACGAAGATGAGCAAAGCAAACGTGTCGGGGATTGTGGATGCTAAGGGCGGTAAGATTGGTGGCTTTGAAATCAATGATGGTCGCATCGGCGTTGCGAATAGCTACAATCAATCAACGGGGCTTTCACTGACCAATCGCAACATTCGCTTTCGAGGTGAGACGGTCGGCACGACCTGCTTTGCGTCAATTGGTGTGCTTAATTGGCTAGGATATAGCAACACGGGTCTGTTTGAGCTGACCAGTAACGACAATAATATCATTGGCTCTGCTCTGTACGCAAAGTGTGTGTCTGGCGACGGCTCTATGGATAGCTGGTATCCTCAAAGGGCAATTGAGTATGTGGGTAATGTGTATGGTATCGGTAAAAAGTGCGAGTACGAGACAGGCTACATCGGAGAGGCTTTCACGGATGCCATAACATCACACTACAACGTGACGCACAAGTTCCACTTCACAAAGTGTGGTGCAGGACTGCTAGCTATAGACCTCCCCAAAAAAGAGGCTATCGACAGGCGCACAGGAGGCAAGGATGTCATCTTCAACATTGAGATCGTTTGCGACCGGTCGATGCCGAATACAGTCCGAATTAAGACTAGCGAGGGGGCGCAAATCTACAACAACGATGGCACGCCATACCCGTGGATAGACATGATGAGGGGCGACAGCTTGACATTGCGCTACTACAACGGTGCATACCACATCGTAAACAAGCAGTTTGCAACGTAGTTGCAATTTAGTTGCGCACCTATGTTTTATAGTGATATACAGTTAGTAAATTTGTGTATTTCGTATTGATTATGGCAGAAACACGTTCAGGAGAACAAACGTCGCAACAGATAGGGAAAATGGGAGTGATTGAGAGCTTGCAAAACAGCTCTTTCTCCCTCCCTGACGGCGCTTGTTTCAATATCAAAAATGACGGGGCTTCCGCCGTTGAGCTGTCCGTGCAGCTCGCGGGAATGAAGGATGGAGACTTCATCACGACGCGGTTTGACCCAGGGTGGAATCCAGAAATCGTGCGAGTGGTGAAGCAGTCACCGCTTGCTGGCATTAACTTAAAATGGGGGTATTAGTATGGGGATTGTAATTGGTATAGGGCAAACGAAGCCACAAGTCCCTTACGAGACATTCTACGGTGTAGAATGGGATGTTACGGTCGCTAATCCTGACGTCCAGCGCGTGGGGAAAAAGGAGTTGCATGCGCTACTGCCCGTGCAGTCACTGATGCGCCGCTGTGTGCTTCGTGATAACGGGGAAGTAGCCTACTATCTTGATACTAACGATAGTACGAAGAAAGAGGGAGGTGCACCCGCCAAGCTTGACGGCACTGATGGTCAAGTTATGGTTGAAATGCCCTCTTTTTACTACAAGTTTGAGGAGGACGGCAATAAGCGCCGTGCGCTTATATCGCTTGAGAATACACCTGGATTCTCCAAGTTTGAAAAGTGCTATGTGTCAGCTTATGAAGCGACCGTGCAACATTCCTCACGCAAGATGGCGTCTGTTGCAACGACAAACAACGATTACCGAGGAGGAGATGGAAGTCTTATAGGAAAGAATGACCCAGCGTTGAAGCCGGGCTACCCTATTTCGAATATCTCGGCTGTCACCGCCCTTGAGTTTGCACGGGCGCGAGGAGCACGGTGGAATTTCTACCTGTATGAAGCCCACAAGATGCTGTTTTGGCTCTTTGTTATTGAGTATGCAACATTTGAGGCAAAGAAAGACTTTGTTGCGGGCGTCGATTCAAATGGCTACAAAAGAGGCGGCATTGGACAATCTGTGTGTAACTCAAATGTGGGTGGCGTCATCATCCCTTGCGGTGTCACTAATAGGCTTGGCAACAGCACCGGAGTTGTGTCTTACACAAATAACATACCAAGTGGCGGAAGTGAGGTGCTAAGCGTGCCATCCTACCGTGGCGTGGAGTTGCCGTTTGGTCACCTGTACATGGTTGTGAACGGCGTGTTTTTTGACAATGATTGGAATGTTATTGTCGCAAAGACCGCTGATGTCGTTGCTTCCGACACGCTGCTTCGCAGTGGAGCGACCGTTGGTAGCTTACCACGTCGGAGCGGATACATCAAGGGGATAGCCTTTGGCGCTGGTGGCGACATCATTGCCAGCGAGGTTGGCGGGAGTAGCAGGTCTTACTTCTGTGACTATTCGTATTCATCTGGCGAGCGTCCAGCATTCGGCTCTCACTCCAATGAGGGCGCAGGATTTGCCGGCTTCCTATACTCGCGCCCCGTAGGGACAGTACCTATGCCAAACGTAGGCACGCGCCTATGCTACTACCCACAGCCAAAATAAACTTACAGATATGAGATTAAGCGAATTAGAGCCAAACGCGTTTTATGACGATGTGGCTGGCGAGCCAGCGCGCTTGCAGAGAGATAACGATGGGTCGCACCTCTTTCGCTACAATGTACAGCCACGAATGGTGGCAGGTGAAGACGGTGGAGAGGAGAAGCAAGACGGCTGGCAATGTCGTGAGCTTCGTTTGTTCGTTGAGCCAACGTGCGAGAATATCAAGCACGCCATCATCAACAGCGTGTACAATGCAGATGCACGCCTTGACCTTGTCAGCCGTTACAACGCCTATGTGTCAGCGATAAGTGATGATGAGACCATCGCCGAGGAGTACAAGAGCTTCATTCAGTTCATGGGTGATGTTGATGAGTTGCTTGATTGTGATGGGAAGAAGCATACCAAGAACAAGGGTGTGCCACGCTTCGTGACGGCACGACAATTCCGTCTTGCTCTTATTGCTGGTGGTGTGAAGCTCGCTGATGTCACAAAGGCAATCAACGCGCTTCCCGAAGCGTACAAGGAGCAAGCACTTGTATCTTGGGAGTACGCGCCGACCTTTGAGCGCAACAATCCTTTCATTGCACAGCTGGCTGGCAAGTTTGGATTTACCGATGAGAGCCTTGACCAGCTGTTCATCCAAGCTGATAAGCTGTGAGGACGTTTGTCTTAGGCTTCATCCTCTTCATGGTGTCGGTGGCACTTCTTGTGCCACTGACGCTTATAAACTTCGCCGTTGTGGCATCAAGAGGCAAGGCAAAGGGCTACTTCATGAGTACCGCCGTGAACCTTGACCGCTTCGGCAACTACGAGTTCCGCACGCTGTTCAATTCTACCCTTATACGCCACGATAGCGTGCACCGCTTTGGTGCTTTTGAGGAGACGATAAGCAGCGTCCTTGGAAAGAATCAGCGTGCGGGTACTCTCTCTTCCTGTGGCAAAATGCTCGCGGGTCTGCTTGACAAGATAGACGAGGGGCATTGCATAAAATCAATTATAGATACATAGTATGTGGGGATTAACGAAAGAATTTCTGACCAACTTTGGGCGCTATCTCCTTAGCCTAATGGGAGTAGTGCTGGCTTTCTTAGAGCCGACAGCGCCATTCATCTTCATATGCACGCTGGCGGTGCTATTTGACTGCTACACGGCATGGGCGCTTTCGCGCCGTGTCAAGAAGAAGTACCCAGGGGCGAATGATGGTAAGTTTAAATCCAACTATGCAGGCAGGGTGTTTGGCACACTTATCAAGGTGTACGCACTGACCATTCTTGCCTATTTAGTGCAGACATACGTCCTGGAGGGCTTACCGATCAGGCTATCCAACATTGTAGCCGCGGCGGTTTGTTTTTGGCAGGTATGGTCTATGCTTGAAAACGAAAGCTCTTGTAATGATGCTAAGTGGGCGAAGATTGCGCAACGCATCTTGGTGGACAAGACTGAACGGCATTTTGAAATAGACTTGCACGAACTAAAGGAAGAAAAGAAAGATGGCGAGAGTTGAGCTATTAGCACCATACATCAGAAAGTGGGAGGGGGGATTTGTTTATGACCCAGCAGACAGCGGAGGCGCTACGAACATGGGCGTCACGATAGGTACGTTTGAGGTCTATTGCCACAGAAAGGGCTACCCACGTCCAACGGTGGAGCGTCTTAAGAAGCTGACCCCAGCGGAGTGGACGGACATTCTGAAAACAATGTATTGGGATAGATGGCAGGCGGACAAAATCAAGTCACAGAAGGTTGCCAACATCCTTGTCGATTGGGTGTGGGGCTCAGGTATCCACGGCATTAAGATCCCGCAGCGCATCCTTGGCGTGGCTGTTGATGGCATTGTCGGGGATAAGACGCTGCAAGCCCTCAATGCACAAGACCCTGACAAGCTGTTTCAGACGATATATGAAGCCCGCCGAAAGTTCCTGCTTGACATCACGGAGGAAAGCATCAAGCGCTACGAAGCGAAGATTGGGCGGAAGGCTACCGAAGCAGAGCTGTTGCGCCATACCAACAAGCGCTTTCTTCGCGGCTGGAACAACCGATTGGAGGACATCAAAGTCGTATCACGATGAAACGCGTGGTCATTATGCTTGCGGTCGCCCTGGTGGCGTCATGCTCGCTCAAAAAGAAGAGCGTTGATACATCTGTTGTCAAGGTCGATTCAACGGCTGTGGCGGTGTCCAGCAAAGCCAAGGTTGAACGCTTGATTGATACGACCATCACAACAACGGGGCGCGTTGTGGTCACAGAGGTGGAGTTTGCAACGGATAGCGCAGCGGGCACGATTGGAAGCGTTGTCTTTGGTGCGAGTGGCACTGAGGTGGCGGGCATCACGGGTCGCCCCGTCCGCTCAATCAGGCAACAGGTCTTTGAGAGTGTCCAGGAGCGCAAGGGAGAGAGCCAAGAGAGTGAGGAGGGCGAGGAGAGCAAGCAATCAGCATCTGTGAGAAGCGAATCATCACATGTGTCCAAGGTGCTTGCGCCAGCCCCCGACCCTTACAGATGGCGGTATATCTTCTATTTGGCATTGATTGGCTGTGGCGTTGTGCTGTACGCAAAGCGCACGCCCATCATAGGGTGGTTACGGCGAATGCTTAGCTGATTGATTAAGCGATAGGGTGTTGTAATACAAGAAAAAGGAAGCCCCAAAATCATGTGATTTTGGGGCTCTTTGTGTACATATCCGTGTACCTAAATCGTAAATCCTTGAAAATCAAGGTTTATTGCGGAGAGAGAGGGATTCGAACCCCCGGAACCTCTCAGTTCAACGGTTTTCAAGACCGCCGCGATCGACCA